GTTTGGGTGGACCATTTTGTTAGCATTATTATACCAAGGTTCCCAACTTCTCATGGCTGGAGGGCCACAAGTGAATTGGTAACCATAATTGATTAAGATATCGCTCATAGGAGTGTTCTCAACTCTTGAAGAATATGATGGTCTAAAACCATCAAAAGAACCAAAAACCTCTGCAGATCCACTTTCCAAGAAGCGAAAAGGACTCTTTGGGTGTAAATCAACAATGCTTCGTTCATATCCTGGAGCGGATAACATAGCGTTACCGTTTTGTACCACATATTGAGTACCAATATAGCTGGTTAATTTTTTAAGGTCAATTTTAGTAGAAACACCAAAAGATTGAATATTACCAGCGACGTGGATTCCCAACATAATGTATCCCATCTCAGTCTGAGCAATTAATAGGGCTCCGCAATCACCTACATCAGTTAATGTGGTGGTGCGATAAGACCAATAATCATTATCAAAATTCTGTAAAGGAATTTTAGAGTTTTCAGATTGAATATTTGAGACATCATTAATGCAAAGAGTGCCATCTTGTTTACGCGATAAAAGAAAGCCATTATTTTTACAATGTTCTAAAGGTTTGATAGGGAAATAATTTCGTAAATCTTTTCGAGGTGGTAGATGTGGTATTGTTAAAATAGCAACATCAGTCTTTTCAAACCTATTTAACATGGAAGCGACAATTCGACAGGTTATTTTTGAGGTAACACCGTCATTTTGCATATTCCAGATAACTGTAATGAATACTTCATCTTGGGATTCAAAATTCACTACACTGTGATTATTGAACAAATACTGTTGTCCGCACAGTGCAATACCTCTAAATTCACTTTTTATTTTCTTAGTGCGATTATCCATACAGAAATGGATAATATTATTGGAAATAGAGGTAATGAAATCAGCCTTTGAAAGGCCTTTTGAAGAAGTACTTTGACGAGATATTTGATAATTGGATAAATGGTAATTGTCTTGATAGTAAATATCTCCTCGTTCATTTTCCGTTCGTAGAGGTTTGTAACCTTTATCTACTCGTGCTTGAGCAACATAAGATTGATCACACCTACGAATGGTAACAGAGCCTTCTTGTCCGCAACATGGATAAGTCACGGGAGCTTCAGTTGCCTTTAACTTCTCGTCTTGCTTGTTTCCAGAAAAAGCGTAGGTATAAGCCCACACTGAAGCTTTAATGGTAACAGCAAAGGTTGTCAAAAATACAACTATTTGTCCAAATTGGTAAATGTAACCAATTCTCCTTTGAACTTTTTCTCCCAAAGAACCAAACATTTTACGTAGTAAAAGTTGAGAAGCTCGAGGTCCTATGGTATGGCAAAACCAAGAATAGGCTTTGAGCAACAAATAATCAGGGAGTACGATTGTTAAAACATATACAAAGACAAGGCTAATAAACAAGCCAATATTCCAGGTGAAATAAGACCAAATAGCAATACCAATGTAAGTTGTAACAGTGTAACTTTGCAGATGCAAATCATCAGAACAAGAGCATAAATTCTTGGGTTTATAGCAACTTTTGCAAATCGCTATGTCCTTGAGAACTTGAGTGGATTCTCGCATGGCTTTCATATTTTTCTTATGTATCATAGATTGTTCTCCATACCATGCTAAAAAATCAGTAACTTCTGAGAACATGTGAACATCCTCAAT